TGTTAATGGTCAAGTGCTTGAGACAGAGAAAGTCCCTCTTGCCTACGGTCCTAAACAAAAGTTTTTATATAGACTTCAAGGTAATGCTGCTGATGGTAGAAAAGTAGCAATTACTTTACCAAGAATTTATTTTGAAATGACTGGTATTGATTATGATGCTGCAAGAAAAACACCTGCCACACAAAAATATAAGACTGTTATTAATGATAACGGTAATGAAGTGAGAACTCAGTATGTACCTGTACCATACAATATTTCATTTGAAGTTGGTATTCTTTGTAAGTCTCAAGATGATGGATTACAAATATTAGAACAGATACTTCCTTTCTTTCAACCCTCATTTAGCATGAGTTTAAAGTTCATTCCTGATATGGATGAAGTTAGAGATGTTGCTGTTGTATTGAATAGTGTAGACTTTGATGATGATTGGGAAGATGACTTTAGTACAAGACGTAGTATAACATACACAATGCAGTTCACTGCTAAGTCTTACATCTACGGTCCTTACACCAAGGCAGATGTTATTCGTAAGTCTCGTATTATTGAAACTATTGGTGACACCAATGTTAATAAGAGACACGTTGAACTATCTTACACACCCAAAGCAAAAACAGACATCAACCAAGATGGTCAAGTTACTGCTGCTGATGACGCATTAGTAACTGCTGATGATGACTTTGGATTTAATGAAGGGATGGAATTCTTATGAAAAGCTTAGAAGAAAACATGGAAGATATATTAGATATTGATGTATCTAAAGAACCAGAAAAAAAGAAGCAACTATCAAATGATGTCGCAGAAGATAGAGAAAAAGACTATGAGTATACGAGAGCAGAACTCTATAGACTTATAGATCAGGGTCAGGAAGCGGTTCAGGGAGCGTTAGAGGTTGCACAGGAGTCAGGGCATCCAAGAGCATATGAAGTCGCTACAAACGCTATGAAACAGGTAGCAGACATGACTGACAAACTTATGGATTTACAAAAGAAAGTCAAAGATCTAGATGAAGAGAAGAAAGGTCCTAAGAGTGTTACAAACAATGCTATGTTTGTAGGTTCTACATCAGAACTACAAAAGATGTTAAAACAAATGAATGGAGGTAAACGCTAATGGCATATCAAAAGAATGACAAAAATAATAATGCTGTTAGTCCACAACCAGGTAGCAGTACTGTAAATCATTTTTCAGGTAATGAGGGATGGGCTACTAGAACATTTAAAAACTGGAATGCAGATTATCAAGCAAGGAAGAGTGATAACTCAACAAGAACACCTGCTGCATTTCAAGCAAGATTGTCTAACAATAACACAAGAACGCCAGCAGCATATCAAAGAAGAAATTCTTCTAACAACACGGTATCTGCATAATGATTACTGACGATGGCGAAAACCAAGAGCCATATCCTAAAGATGAGGGGGATTGGTTTTGTCAATACTCAATGAGAATTGAGGAAGTTCGCATGCTTTATAATATTGTTTGTAGTCATATAGAAATGTTTCCTGGTCCTCCTGTTAGACCAGTAGAAGAATTAGAATACTTGAAATACCTTAGAAACAGGTTGTTTGCGATGATGTCTGATTATAATTACACAGAAATGAAATCTCACGAAGTTGACGAACCCTGACATTTCTGCTAAAATATTTGCATGTATAATTTAGTTCGTTATAATTATACTGTAACACTATGAACATTATGAGACTAAACGAATCAGATGTAGCTCGTGCTATAATTGCTTGTAAGTTATACAGAGATCAAACAAGTTCAGATTATCTGTGGGATGAGTATTCTCATCTTATAGAAAAATTAGAACAACTATGTGAACAAGTTTACTGCAACATTACAAAATGAGACTAGAAGAAAAACTTAACTTAAGACAAAAAGTATTATCAATCTTACTTAAAGAGTTTGGTGATGATTCAAACAATAGTGGAATCTATTCTTGTGCTGACAGTTGGTGTGAAACTCAAGTAACTACAAACGGAGTCGTTTCTTATTACAAAGCATACTACAGGGGAGGATAACCTATGGTAGAACTTATAAAAGAATTTCCCCTTAGTGACATAGGAGGTCAAATGATGGAAGAAAAGATACGTAAAGTAGCTTACACAAAACAAGAAGTAAACATCATGATTGACCGTGCTGTAAAAGTAGCAGTAGATGAAGCAAGAAGAATAGATGCTGAGTCAATGAGAAAGCATAATAGAGACGCAACGGTTATCTCTATGATTCTCGGATTCACTGCTCTTGCATTATTTGTAGATGGTTTACTTCGTTTACTAGGTATCATTCCACCATTTATGCAGATTGACATAGATGTTCTTGATAAGATTGTTGACAGAGTAGAGAGTGATGTTATAGATAGAGTAAGGCAAGTTCCTATACAAAAAATACTGCAATCAGGTTTTAGGTGAATGGTAACAATTTTTGTAGTTTGTTGGGTGATAACTTTAATATATGCAATTCGTTTAATATTAAGTTTATCTTCCTCTACAGCAAACTACGGAGTAATTGAAGGAAAACAAGTTATTAGGAGAGTACCTCATCCAGAAATGATGGAGGTTAAACCTGGTGACGAATTGATGGTAGTTAAATTTGGTGATGAAGAACCTAAAGATGAACTACATGAAGAATTAAAAAATAGAATTGAAGAGTTAGAAGATGATGATGAAGATGATGATGGCGAGGGAGATGTTGTCATATCAAGACGGTAATTGCGTTTAAAATATAACTGAGTTATAATTAGTGGTATAACGTGGAGTTGAAAGATCATGTCCCACTATACAGTAGGTTATCACGACCTACAAAATAATCATTATGAAATATGTGAATATGCAGTTAGTGCATACGAAGCAATAGAACACAGTAAAGAGGATGTCCCGTATCTACACGAGCATCCTTCTTTTGTTGACTATTGTAGGAACGAAGTAGTTCAAAATATAATACGTCTCATGGAATCTGGCATTCCGATGGGTCGTTAAATAATACTAATACTAACAATCAGTTTATGTTATCAACACAATATCGCCTTCGGTTAGAAGGCATATGCAAGGACATTGCATCAGGAACAGAGGTCAGTATGACCGATATGATTTGGGCACAAAAACTTGCGAAAGCAAATACAAGTGCAAGAGGTATGTTAAGTCAAGCAAGAAGATTAGCAACAGATCCAGATGGATCTTGCCTTAAGTTTTTAGATCTTGGAGATCCAAAATCAGATAAGAAAGGATTTAGTGGTGCAGATGATATTGCAGATTGGTTTAAGAATGACAGATCAGATGACTGGAGACAACGAGATTGATTCGACTTTTAAAATTATTAGGAAATATTGTTGATCCAAGTTGGTGGACAGATCTTATTGGTGAAAAATCAGGAGCATATGATCGTGCGAGAAAACCAAACAAGTTTAAAGAATGGAAGTTAAAGCAACCTCTATGGAAACAATTTTTTATAGAAGTTCTAATGTTTACATTAATTGCGTTAGCATTTGAACCAGTGTTAAATATGTTAGGTATGTCAATGTTACCTTGGAGGTGGTTTTGATTAAATTTAATTTCGAAAAACAATTTGGTGAGGGTACAGACCCTTGGTATGCAAAGGCAGAAAGGTGGGTTAAGAAAAAATTCAAGAACCCATTTATACAACATCTTGCATTGGGTTTTATTGAATGGTTAAAACAAAAATGGATTGATGTTAAGGTTGCGAATACAATGAGAGATATTGACAGACAATCAGAAGCAATTAAAAAGATATGGGAAGAAGAGGATAAACCTAAGACGATCATAACTACTACACCATCAGAAGTGAAAGGTTTAGATGATATGGAAATAAAAAGAAAATGGTAACTGTAGTTCACAGTGTAAATATTATGGTTGCTATTCTTCTTGTATCTGTATCTTTTGTAATATATGCTATACTAACTTATGATGATTAAAAAAATTATATTACTATCAATTATATTAGGTGGATGTGCTACACCACCTGATCCACCTGCATATGCTTGTAGTCCACGATTAGATGGAAAACCAACTTACTGTCCACCTCCTGATGGTGGTCCTACATTTCCTAAACCAAAACCAAGACCAGAACCTACCACTATGCCAATGCCACCAAGAGGAGAGATTGACATATGGAGTAATGCAGGTCTATGGCAATTACACCACATGTATCAGAGAGCTGAAAGAATAAGAAAAATAGAAGCAAATATGACTCCTCCATCTGATTCTATAAATAAAGCATTACTGGAGTTTAATTATGGGAGTGATGGTTCCACCAAGTCGGAAGAGTTGTTACAACTTCCGAGTAACGAAGATTAATCGTGTTGTTGACGGGGATACTATTGATGTCACCATTGATCTTGGGTTTGATCTATACAAGAAAGAAAGAGTTAGAGTTGCAGGAGTTGATACGCCAGAGAAAAGAACAAGAGATCTGGAAGAGAAAGCACTGGGATTAGATGCTACTAACTGGATGAAAGAACAATTAGAGGGAGCAATCGATGGAGATGATGAACTCACCATTAGAACCGAACTTGTTGGTGGCATGGGTAAGTATGGCA